TTGATGCACACCAATCCAATCGTAAAAATCCTCTTCCACGTTCCAGTCGGCATCTAACAATTGGAAAGGGTTGGCAAGGTTAAGTATCTTTGCCAAAGACTCGTGCATTTGATTGTGAATCAATAACCAATCATCTAAGTTGTCTGGGTTGGCCTCTTCTATAGGGTAGAAAGGAGTAGCTACACCCACTCTGTTTAGGGTTTGCCAAAATAACCTGTGTTGCTGGAAGTTTTCAAAGACGAGTCTTCCTAGACCTTCTTTGTCTCCAAACTCAACATAGGCTAAATCGTTTTGGTTCAAGATTACACCGCATAATAAGGAACTTTTACAACCGTACCATTAAGATCAACTTCCATGAATCCTAAAGGCTGGAGAGGCAAACTAGCAGTGCCATAAGTGGCAGTAGAGGCAACAGTAGCTGCGTGATTTGTAGTAGTGACATTGATGGTTCCACCTGTGATGGTTACATTGCCACTAACCATATTTGTTAATGTTGCGGTTCCCGTAACCGTTAAATTGGCAAAAGATTCGGTTGTTCCACCCAACACCTTTTCCCAAACTGTGCCGTTAAAGATAGCCCAGTCTCCTACAGACCATGATGAAATGCCATCTAGGGTGGTTGTTCCAGCAACGGAAACCACATAATATGTGTTTTTAGTACCTACACCAGATGTAAGCGTAGGCGAGTTTGTATTGGCATTCCATGTGCCAGCGTAAACCAATTGCCCCGTTAATCCGATAAAAGATACTGTTTTTAACATGATTAGTCTCCATCTCCGCAAACAATGTAAATTGTTGCGTTTCCTGTAGCCACGTTTGCACTGAAATAAGCGTTGGGTACAAACGTGATGATTTCATCCGTACCAGGCAAAAGTGCCAAGCAATTGTTTTGAGTTGTTGTAGGAATCACCGCACCAGCAGTTGCAAGCGCAGATGTTTGCCCATAACCCAAAAATGCAGTAACAGTACCACTGTTGATGATTCTGTATTGGTTCCCCCCAAGCGTACTAGATGTGATCTGTACGGGTGCGGGTGCAGTAGTAGACGCTGTAATGACTACAGTGTTACCAGATGGGGCAAATGGTGCGGATACACTCATTGTTGTGGTTCCTGTGGTGCGAGAGGCGTGGCTTGTTTTTGCAATTCTGCAATCAAGTTAGCCACTTCAGCATAAGGCTTGGTAGCCAAATATTGAACAATGGCGTTAGCTAACTGAGTTGTAATTGTGATGTTTTCCATTAGTTGCTCCAGGGTAAAGGTTGTGTTGTGGGGGAAACTGGGGGATTCTCAAGACTGTTGATTTGACCTTGGACATTTGCTTCGTAGTTAGCAATACCTTGAGCACCCAAAGACTCTTGCACCCAGCCAATGACTTGGGCTTGAGTCAGGCTTGCATAGGGCGTAAAGCCAGCTTGTGCGTCAGTAACGGGGTACTGAGTGTTGCCTTGAATGCTGGCAGTTTGAGTGCCATCTGTACCTGTTAGAGTCCAGTTGACGTTCACAACGTAGCCAGCGTTTGTGCCGCTAGGCCATTGTTGCATTGATGTAATTGTCCAAACCCAATTTGTGACTTGCGCCATTTTAAACCCCTTTAAGTGATTTAAGTTCTGCTGAAAGTTCTTTTACAGCATTGATGAGATACCAAATAATTGGGTCAGAATCCACAGTCATAACGCCAGTAGATTCTGTTTTTACGCACTCAGGCAGAACCTGTTGCAGTTCTTGAGCAATAACACCAAGCTGAACGCCTTTGCGGTCGATGGCGTCTGTTGGGGCGAGGCTTGCATCGACTTCTTCCGGAAAGCGGTATTCAAAATTACGCACTTGGATTTTGTTGATGACATCCAAGCCAGTGTTATTGTCAACAATGTTTTTCTTCAGGCGTTGGTCTGATGTGGTAGCCCATGAGCTTGAGTTGTTGCCTTGGTAAACCCCGCCGCTGTTGGGGTTAATAAATCCAGTATTTGCCCCTTTACCAGGCCCTGCTAAAGTATTTATGTTAATTTCATTTGTTACTGTTGCACTTGAACCATAAGGATTGTTACTTCCAATATAGATATTCTGAGAGCCGCTGGTGATATTGTTACCCGCTGTATATCCAACAAATAAATTATTGGCTCCTGTGTTGTTATATCCAGCTTGATATCCTAAAGCGGTTCCGTAAGATGCTGTGGTGTTGGCTTGAAGAGCTTGATGGCCCAACGCTGTATTGTTTCCGCCTGTGGTGTTTGAGGCAAAAGCCGCACGACCAACTATTGTGTTATTTGTTCCAGAGGTGTTGTTTGATGCTGCACCTACACCAACTGCCGTGTTATCGCTTGCCGTGTTTGCTGACAAAGCATTTGAGCCAATCGCAACTACGTTGGTAAAAGCAGTTCCTTGATATGCGGCTCTTAGACCAATTGCGGTGTTGTCCGTACCTGTTGTTTGAGCCGCTAACGCTGAAAATCCAATACCCGTGTTGTTAGAACCTGTTGTGTTACCAGACAAAGCAGAAGCACCAACTGCTGTGTTTCCATTCACAGAACCCGCACCACGACCTACTGTAATACTGTTAATAGAGGCGTCATTGGCAAGGGTCAACGATGTACCGTTAAATTGCAAATTTGTGCTTTGAGCAAATGCGCTTGTGCTTGATGCGTAAAAAACTTGATTAGCGGTGAATGAGGTTAAACCTGTACCGCCGTTAGTCACACCCAGTGTTCCTGTCACACCAGTTGTGAGTGGCAAACCTGTACAGTTGGTGAGTGTTCCACTAGCAGGAGTACCCAGTGCAGGTGTTGTCAGAGTAGGAGATACCAGTGTTAACCCTGATACAGACGTAGTGGTTGTACCAAGAGTCAGAGCTGTAGAGCCAAGTGTGATGGCAGTTGCAAAGTTGGTATCCAGTTGGGATAACGGAATTGCAGACGTTGCCGTGGCAAAGGTATAGGGAACAGCCATGTTAGAACCTCACTCTTAATTCATGTTCAAATTCAAATGTGTTAACGATGAACGCAGCAGAATTACTGGTCATGGTTAACCCTAAATACTTACCGTACTGCTCAGCATCTGATTTGTACAGGTAATATCCCGTTTGCGTAGTCCAAATTATCGTTGCACCTGAACTATTTGTCCAATTTATAGCATTGCCTAAATAGTTTGTCCAACTGATTTCGTTAGACAATGTGTAAGACGGACTAGATCCATTTTCTGAGTCCACTGTGACATTGAAAATACCACCCGTTGTTACCGTTGCCTCAACCGCAAATTTCAATGCTTGCTTAGTTCGGGTAGGGTCACCCATGTCTTGCAACGCAGTCTGGATGTAACTGCTGATAGGACTTGTACTGTCTTTATACAGTTGTTTTAATACTTTATTATTATCTGTACCGTACAAATTGACAATTCCACCATAAGGTACAGAGGTCACATATTGAATTGTGCCTTGGCTAGTAATGAACCACTTCTTCTCAAAGAACACAGCTTGTATGTAGCGTGATCCACCTGGGCCTATGGGGAAAGAACTGTTCACATAAAAGTTAAACACCGCACACAAAATGTTGTTAAGCAGTGCTTGACCAGCCGTCACAGGCTTGGTGAAATCTATGTAAGGGAAAATACCATCAAGTGGGTCTGAAATTTTGGTCGTTGTAGAACCAACAAGGGCATAAATACCATAGTCGTTCATGAACAAAACAGACCTGAAATACGGGAAAACCGCATAAATCCGCTTAGTACCAATAGATGCACTGACGTTGGTATTGGTGAATACAGTGGCCCCTGTAGAAGTCACCTGAAGGTCAGAAAACACGTTGATACTGTCATCCCCAAACACATACAAAAAGTTATTGGCTGACAACAAGCCTTGAATGTTGCCGTGTAGCGTACTGTCCTGAATATTGAACGCAACAGCAGATACAGACGTGAAATCCGTGGGAGATGTAGACGCAGAAGCATAAACAGTACGCCCAGCAGCCACCCAAACACGATTACTAAAAGTCGCAACATCCACAATTTGATTTAAATTGACAGATGCAGTCAGATTAGCCGTCTGATTACTGCCCGCTAAAGTCACAGAAGGCGTAGAAGTGTATCCAGAGCCTGGATTGTTCATCACCACTTCTGTAATCACGTTTCCGCTAATGATGGCAGTTCCATTTGCATTTGCGCCACCTCCACCAGTAATAGTGACGGCTAAATTGCCATAAGCACCATATCCTGTGCCTCCGTTGATCACCTGAACAGACACCGTACCCGTGGCAAAAGTCACCAATTCGGCAACTGCAGCAGCATTAGAACCACCACCGCCTGATAATGTCACTGTAGGTTGGCTTGTGTATCCAGAACCAGCATTTGTGAGGGTAATTGAATTAACAATGCCACTAGACAAAGCTGCATTTGCACTTGCGCCTGATCCACCACCCCCAGAAATAGTCACAGATGGGGAGCTGAGATAACCTGATCCTGGTGAAACCACAGAAATGGCAATTACATTGCCACCAGAAATAGTAGCTGCACCCACAGCTGTATTTCCACCTTGCACATCGGGTGTGCTGATGGTCACTGTAGGAACAGATGTGTAACTAGAACCGCCTGAAATGACTTGAATGCTCTGTACACCGCCAGAACCAGATGTAATACTAGCTACAGCTGTTGCTTGCACCCCGTTTGCATTATTAGGGCTAGAAATGGTAACGCTAGGAGCAGATGTATAGTTGATTCCAGGATTGGTGATGGCAATCAAGCCAACAGAACCCACGGGTATCAAACTTGTGCCGTTCCAATCAAACAAACCGTTGGTAGGGTCACCTATGAAAAGGTCAGTATTCTGATATTGCGCAGCAGATACATTTGCGTTTGACAAAGTTCCAGCACTGGCAATGGTGACCATCGCATTGCCTTGTAAATCATAGCCTTGAGCACTTCCATCAGACTCAAAAGCAACTATGTAATCGTCTTTGATATTGGCAGAATAAAGAGTTGTGACGTTACTGGTGAACACCACGCTATTGCCAGCGTTACTGACATTAGAACTGGTGGGTATGATCCTCATGTTGCCAGGACCAACAGGCATGGCATTTTCTATCCAAGAAAACTCATCTTTATCAATAGCAGTCCTGTTGGCTTTTGTGTCAAGCCCTTTAAACTGCTTAATAACCGCATAAGATTTCTTTTGTTCTGCGGAGGCCATGATTAACCTCCAGAACTATAAGGATCAGGAATTCTTCTTGTAAACACGCTGTTGAGCACGTTCAAAATGTGTTTATCGTATTGTTGCTTGAAGATTTCAGACTCACCGTAAGATTGTTCGTAAAACTTGGCTTTATAAGCTGCGTAGTATTGCACAGCCGTTGAATACGGATCAATGATGGTGTCAGTCACGTTGGGATTGGTCAATACCAACGGATTAGGCAAAATATTGGTGTCTACTTCAATGTAGTATTGCTGATCTGGTATGGGTGCGATGTAAATTTGTTGTTGTCCGTACACTGAAAAGCATATGGGTCTACCCACATAGTTTTGCCAGTACCGCAACTGCGCTGTGAAATTAGACCAGGGCAAATAGCGAAGAGGTATCCGAGAATTGCCCCAGTAAAGGTTAATGTTGACAATATCGTATACATT